AATTGCTAAATAGCAAGCCGGCGATCACCAAGACTTGGAATGAACCGAGAGAGGAGAGTTTGACGAGTCGAGGTGCCGAATTAAAAGAAGCGCTAGTCGAAAAAGGAAACGACGAACAGTTGCCCGCGCTGAAGGGTGGACGGACGGCACCCGCTCTCGAGCGACGCAAGATCGCTCGCCGAGAAAAGAAAATCGAGGCTGAAGCGTCCAAGGAAACAATCACCAGCCGTCACTTTGTCCAGCGTGATTCAAAGCGATTCTACCATTTCGCCGGGAACGAATCGCTCAACGTTAAGAAAATCGGTCGGAGAGAGGTCTGCAAGTGCGACAAACCGAAGTACGAGAAGATTTTACAAACAATTGACCCTGTACATTTCGGATCTTGTGAGTGCAATCTCTCTGCGTCCATTTACGCGCGTGCGGTCAACACGGACATTTCACCCGACTATACCACCGCATATTTGTTCAAGCGCTGGGTGGAAGAGGTATACTGGCCGCGAAATGAAAACAAATTTTTCGATGCGATCGATAACCTGACCTCAGACGATTACGACTGGGAAACGTTCCTCAAAGAGACCGTGCCGTCCAAACGTCGCGCCTACAAAGAAGGAATGGACTGGTTCTTGAGAGAAGGCAGGATCGACACTCGCTTCGAATTATTCAGCAAGAGCAACGAAGTTCATTATTCGCCGCTCTGGGACGTGCGCCCACGTCTGATCTGCAACCCCTCTCCGAGCATGAAGGCAGCGGGTGCATACACAGCCAGGCTCATGATCAAGATCATGAAGAAAATCGAGCCTGGTTTCATGTCCGGGTATTCAACGGAGGAACTGAGTCGTTTGCTCACTGAGCACCAACTCAGGACGCAGGGCGACGATGCCTGGTGGCAATGGTACTCCTACGACGGGAGCTCCCACGACGCCCATCAGCATGCCGTCCTCATTTCCGCAGTTGACCACTTCCTGATCAGGAAGCTGATTACCCGACTGTTGTCGCGAACCGGGAGTATGATTCCCGAG